TAAAGGCAAATTGCCTCCCAACGCTCGTTCTGTTAGCCGATGAGGCCTTCAGGTAAGCCCTTCGTTAGAAGGACTTTACGGGCGAAAGCTTCGGGGTTACCCCCGAAGCTGAGGGTCAAGGGACGCAAGTCCCCTGACCGTGCGGTCTCCCGCACACGCACCACCACCTTTCGGCGGTAGGTGAACAGCTGGTCCGAGGGGTGACCCCGGAGAGCAGCTGCCTCCACTACCCATGAAGGGTATTGCCACACGTCCTTAACAGGACGTGAGTCGAGCTCAAGCCAACGAACAGTGAAGTACTTTCGGTACCTCATGAAACGTGGAGTGAACTCGAGATCTCTTAAATCGATCCCGCTTCCTGGCGACCCTTGATACGGTCGTAAGAAGAGAAGCCGATTCGGTATAAGAGCAAGGACTGCTCTCACACACTCAGACAGAAAGATCGTTGTACGATTATTCCGTCGAGAGAGATTTACAAACTTGAATAAAGACTCGAGTTTATCGAGTCCAAAGTCAAGTGTGAAGGGAGTTACGTCCTCACCATAGTACCAGTTGCTACCACAGGACTCTCTAAAGGGACCTTGACCAAACGTTTTCTTACGGTTGGTCTTGAAACCTATTTTAGAGAGTAAACGAATGACGTCACTGAACGCCTTACGGCGGACAATGATATCATCGCCATAGACAATGAAATCCTGACCGCATGTTCCGGCATTAACTCCGTGGCATGCGGCGGCGAAGATCAAAGTCTCAAGTGGAAAGCAAAAGCCGTTACCCATCGTACAAAACTTCTCGGAGCGATATTCTACTCCGTCAAGCATGTACGAAGGGCTCCTGATACGATTCAAGAAATTGAACCAATCAGGAGGGAGTAATTCGCGCACTAATTCCACACTTATGCTATCACTAGCACTCGTGAGGTCTATGGTGCAGAACGACTCCTCAGAATCAAGAACTGACCCTTGACGGGCTAGTTCCTGATTTCGGCTCTGGTCACTCAAGTCCAGTCCGACCTTCTTCAGGCGGTTACGCATGAAGAGATCTACACCTTTCTGGAGGAAACCATTGCCTAACGGCTCGACTGCGATAGACCGATAAGTCTTCGCAGTCTTAGGTACAAATGCGACTTTATTTGCACTAACTCGCTGTACGCTTGCTTCCATGTCCTCTTCGGAGACATGCAGCGACTGTACAATAGCATTCCGCCGCGCTACTCTCGTAGCGTAGTGGAAGTTATTGCACAGTGCGGCAGCGAAGTATGGCAGCGCTGAAGGAGTCACGGTCCAACGTTCGGCCGTAAGTTTTCGGCTTAAGTTGGTTGCATCTCCGTGAACACCTATAGCTGCCCCTCCCGTGAAGTCGCATTGATCGTATATCGAGGGAAGATTCGGCGCGTCATTAAGGACGTACCGTATCCAACTCCGCATACGCTCAAGTTGTACCCCAGTTGTATCAAGCCGAGGCCTGACACGACGAAGTCTAAACCATTGGTTCATTCGTTTGCATCGATGTTCGGATGCTCGGAATGTACGTTTGGCAGTTGACTCTGGGTCCGTCTTTACATCCGACGGATTCCAAGGGTACTTCCTGATTAACGATGCAACTTGATTCGCCGCGAAATGCAAATCCGCGGTGGCATGTACAACGGCCACTAACGAATCCGCCCAACCTAGTAGGGACTGGAAGTCTTTTCTTCGCAAGAAGTTAAGACCTTCTTCATCCCCACTAAGCCTGGCGTGCTGGGAGAGTGCAATCTCAAGAACCTCAAGGTACTTCTCGTCCTTGATTATCCTGAGGGAGCGCTCGAACTTCGCGATCTCGCGTCCTGTAACCGGCTTCATACTCGGCTCCGTTAATAAACCTACTTACGAAATGGTAAGCAAGTACGGTGGTAGTAGTAAGCGAAATAACAACGCCTATTACCATCACCAAGACTCGCAGTGCATCAACAACGTCTCTCATTAATACGAGATCTGTTGAGCCTTGACATGCGTCTTGAATGACGCACTGGCAAGAAATGCACCCATGTCGTTCAGCAGGGTATCAACGTCAGCAGAGGCGTAGCCGACAGGAACACTGATGTCGATCGAGCAAATCGCATCCCCAGTGGGGGTGAGAGCGCCCGTCAACGTCAGCGTACGAGTCATCTTCGCTTGCGTACGACCAACTCCGCTGAAAGTCGCAGTGGCCTTCGGGGCCGTGCGAGCCAGGCGCACGTCGTCTTTAACGGAAACGGTTTTAGCCGATCCGATATAGCCGACCGTGTTAGTGGCATAGCTGTCAGCATTGTAGGTCTTGGCGTTAATAGTAAGTGCCATGGGATTATCCCAAGTTAGAGGATGTTACATTCCATCCGAAGATGGGCTATTGTGCTGACGTAAGGGTACACCTTTCGGTGCACACTAACGGAAGCGGCTGAGAAGCTGCTGCCCGACGAGGGCAAAAGCATCAGCTACCCGAGTAATGGGATCTCCTCCAAGTAAATTGGATTTGACCACAATGCCCGGGGTCATCAGCCCGTTACGGCGTGATACCCATACCGTATCGGTTCTTGCACCATGCAACGCTTTTTGAACAGGCGTTGTTGGCCCTAGCTTAATCATATCGGTACTCTCGCGAGTTTCCGACATGACAGTTCGGGTCGTGATGCAAGTGCCTCGGTTCTTGACGTCCGATAGACCGTTAGCAAGAGCGCCAATAAAGTCGCTAATGTTAAAGGCCCAATCGGCTACGAAAGAGTAAGGCACGAGATTCCACGGGAGAGTAAGCATCGACTTGACGTCGAAACCCAAATCCGAGTAGATATCGTGAATTACTTCATCCACGGACACTGCCCTGGCGTTCCACGTTACAGTCTTTTGTTTTCTGTAAACGTAAGTCCACCAACCGGACACTGTCCAAGAATGAGACGTGTTAGTAGAGAAGGTAGCGGTTGCTTCCCCTCTCGACGTCACACGTTCCTTTCGTACGCTACGTTTTAGAGCCGTTAGAATGTCATCAACGCTACTGACAAGTGGACGCACACCATAACGGTAAGCGAGCCAAGCGTTAGCAGCGCTCAGTCCTGCGGTTGCCAATCGAGCTTTTCTTTCGAAGGCAAACCAGGACCCTAACGGATGACGAAGCATATCGACAGTCTTCCCTACTTCTGCAAGGTTCTCCCAAGAATCGGTGCTTGCGCGACCGATCTTGGAGAGACACTTGGTCGAAGCCTCTGTTTCCAGAGTATTCGCGTCAGCCTGACTGAAGCCGTCGTAACGGTTTTCAGCCATGCGAGAGGCAGAATTAGAGAGCTGAAGATATGTGTCGGCGTAATCACCTTCTTCTTTGTCCCACTGATTAGGATTGTTATTGTACCAACCGAGGTAATTAGAAATCACCCAAGTGGTACGATCCTGAGTCAGTGAGTTCATCGGAGACATGATGATTTCGCCCGCGCCACTACGACTTTGAAATCGTGGTGTCGTGACATCCCGCATCCAACGATACGAACCGGTCTCAGGAGGTGAGGAGGCGCTGTTTGTACCAGTATAACTGGTATATCGGCGCGTTCCAGCACGCTTCATTCGATCGGTAGTTCGTTGGCGTTCGGGCATGATTTTCTCCGTTAGTTAATGACATCCTCCTCGACGATGACTTAGATCGAGGGGTAATTGAAGAGGAAAATCCTCTTCATTACCTAAAGGGATCCCTTCTTCACCTACATTGGATTCCGATGGCAGCGACAGGTCGAGATCGGCAATACACCGAAGTGTAGAATCGATATCGCCCGATAAGCCTTCCACAACGATACGATAGCCGTCTTTCAACGGGATAATCGTAACGATGTCTACTTTGAGGTTCATTTGTCACTCCCAGTTTTGGACTGGTAGCGACTCTTGATCGCCTCAAGTAGAGCGAGAAACCCTTTCGCAAGGGTATCGAGCAGGAAAAGCTTATAGATCGGTGCCATATGTCCTCCAATGAGGTGGAGAGAGGGA